TCATCATTGTCAATATCCAGTGCTCCCATATCCAACTTAATATGATATGCATCAAATGCAATTGGATCTGAGACCGTTACATCATTTAGATCATGTGTCTTATTAATTCTTGCAAGATTAATACCTCCAAGTTCATATTTATAAACAGGTGTTCCAACTGGATATGTAATTGGGTTTGTTCCTCTTACAATATTTCCACCAATTATGTTTCCAGAAACTGAAGTATATTCTATAATTTCATTACCAATCAACATATATCCAATATTTGTAGTACCAACGCCAACATTTTCAAAAGTTGAAAAGTTTGATGCATTATCTACTGTAATTCCACCAGTTGCTGTAGCATCATATTCTGCGGTAAGTTTTGTTGGTTTGATGTCTGGAAGAACACCAGAAATGTTTACCAAATTATCTGAGAAATACATTCCATGGTTCTGATGATTTACTTTAATGTGCAAACCATCATTTACGACATTTATTGAAGAAAGTGTAACATTTCCGCCAGTAGATGCATTTAAAGTTGTAGTTACACCAGAATTATTAGTATATTGCATTGTGTAACCTGCACCGGTAATAAAATTACCCTGTACATTGTCCAAAATCAACTGGTTTGTGTTTGCAATTGAAACGACGGTTAACCTAGCATTTCTGCCAACAGAACTGACTCCAATCGTACTTATTCCAAGAACATCACCAACTTGATAACCCGATCCACCGCTTGTGATACTCGCTGCGCTTGCAACACCATTAGAAATAGTTACTTGAGCAATAGCACCTGCACCACTACCTGTAATAGTAGTTAGATTTACCCCACTAAATGTAGTAATTCCATCAGTTGGAGTATAACCGATTCCTGCGGTTGACACTGTTAGAGCACCAGTAGTAATAGATCCTGCAAGACCAACTAAATTACCAGTAGCATTTGTTCCAAGTTGTGAGAAGGTATTTCCAATTGTGTATCCACTATCAACTACTGTTGATCCTAGTCCAACTCTAATTCTTCTGGACTTTAATTCAAGCGAATCTGGTAAAAGTGTTGCGACTTGACCATTACCTTCTCTAAGTTCTGGACTGTAGAATTCTACTGAACCAGAATCAAGGAAATCCGCCCTGTAAACTGTGAATTTCAGATCTTCCCACTGACTTGCCTCCCAAGTTGAAGCATTTTGTGACTTGAAGAGAGATCCAAGGTATGGTTGGTTTGATATAAATGTATCAGTTAATAAATCATTCTCGCCAATTCTTGAGATATAAACACTATACTTAGTTGAGTTTGATGCTAAACATATTGCATATTCTTTTCCACCTTCAAGATAAACTGGTGCTTTGAATTCGAATGTTGTTGCAACAGATCCATCTGTAGAAGTTATAACTTGATCTGGATCTAGTACAATTTCTGTAAATGGAATGATTTTTTGAGTTGGGAATCCATTCTCCATCGTTCTCAATTGGAAAACGACAGGAATATCCATATCATCTTTAGACTGAAAGAAAACATCACACTTGGTTACGAATACGCCAGTTTCATCTTCGATTAAGAATGATTGTGCAAGTGGATCATACCAACCAACAACAACATCTCTACGAGTATCTGACAGAACAGTAGATCCTACAACTTGAGTTCCGAGAGATCTGTTAACATTTCTCTCTTGGAATTCTTGTTTGTTCTCAACTCTTGCATTTCTAATAGAAATGATATTCTCTTGTACAGTCTCTAAAGTACCGGCGGCAGTATAAGTTTCTTCTGCAATTGTTGTAGCAAGATCTTGATTATTCTGATCATCATTGACAAGAATAAATGTCTTTGTTCCAGTTTCAAATCTTGGGTGATTGATGTTGTTTGGATTTGGAATAAAGAAACTACCGACTAATGTTGCAGCAAGATCAGAAACCAGTCTTACGTTTGTAATTGTTGCACGAGCTCCACTAGTTTCACCAATAAGAGTCATATCAGTTTCAACATAACCACCATATTGACCTTGCTCTTGCTGAGAGAGTGACAACGTATCAATATTCAATATTGATGATGTTGATGAGTACGCTGCGGATAATGGTTGTCTAGTGTATGGGTTTTCGCGGAAAACTGAAGATGGGGTATCATAAGGTCCTTCCCGGTGATTTGGTTGAGCAGCTCTAAATGTTATTCTTGGAGCAGTGTCAGTTAAATCCGCACCTAAACCTGTTTTTATAGTTCTACCGATAACGTTTTCACCAACTTGGAATGTTCCAGAAATCATAGAAATTTCAAGAAGTTTTGGTACACAATATCTCGTAACATTAACTCCATCAAAGAAAGCATACATTTGGGTAAGAGGCTTGAGTCTTTTACTTACAAATTCAATGTTACGAGATCTCATAAATGGAATGATATCTCTACTTACCACTCTATCACCTACAGATTCTCTATCAAATTGTTCGGTTACAACCGTTCTAGTTCCTGTTCTAGACTCAACTCCGAGTTGAATTGTTTCTCTAAGAGTATCTTGAATTACTCTTGTTCCAGTATTTTCAATCCATCTAGCTGGATTTGAAGATGGATCTCCATTAGGCCATCCACCAACACTTCTTCTACCAAAGTTATTATTTTCAGTTCTTGTTGAAGTAGATTGTCTAGTTTCAGTACCAGTCCAATTAGTTTGCCAAGACCCCCAGATAATAGGACCAAATCCAGTTTGTGGATCAACACCTTCAGTTCTAGCTAAGTCATTTATTGTTTGTGCATAATTTCCTTCAGTTTCAATAATCTTAGCTTCAAGTCTAGTTGTATCAACCCAAGTATCTGAAGATGGTGTTAATTCAAGAGTACCCTGCCAGAAACTAATGAGGAAAGGTGTTACACTTTCAGTTCTAGTTGCAAATGTCTGCTTGATGTATTCAACTTCTGCATAGTCTAATGTAATAACATCATTTGATCTTCTTACATTTGTTCCTTCAATAGGAGTAAACGCCAAATCGTCTGCTGGATTTGTATTTACCACTGGGCCAAAAATTAAATCAACTGAACTTGTATAGTGTCTTGGACGAAGTTCTTTATTTTGTCTATCAATACTATTCTTAATTGGAGCCCCATTCTCTTGTGTTAAGAATGAAGAGAAATTATCAACTAAGAATCCAGACTTAAATCTATTCAAACCATCCGCATCTGGAACAAATAAGTTTGCTGTATTTGTTTCAAGTAAGGACAATGATGTATAATATTCAAGATTTCTTATTCTATTCTCAAGTTGCTTAATATCAACCATTCTATATCTCTTGTGCTCTAAGAAATCAATAGATGCTTGAGATGGTGAATATAAGTATGGCGAAAGTTTGATCGTGGCAATTTCTAATGCTTCATCAACCGGTACTGGTTTTTCTGGGTTTTCTGCAGGAACTCCATATTTAACTTGGAAAACGCCTTCTTTTGTAAGAAAAATTCTATCAATTCTTGGAAGATAGAATGAGAAAGTAGTTAAAATACTTTCATCTGATGCCAGCACATTAGTTGCAGAATTTCCAGATGCATTAAATGTTCTGCCATTGAACTCTAAAGGAGATGCAGCACCCTCTGAAACTGAATATTGAGAAACTCTTGGTCTTATATCTAAAATATCTGTGTTTCTAAATCCATTTACGGAGTGAATTTCTTTGATATAATCAAAGGTTCTATAAGATTCTGTCGTAGTCAGATCACCGTCGTCTGTTGAATCAAAATAACCATTAGAAAAATAAATTTTAAGTTTTTTGGAAGGTTCTTCAGAATTTGTTTTTCTCTTTATAGTTCCATAGTCATAAAAAGTTTCCTCTTGACCATTTGTAAAACTATAATTTGGTGAGATTTCAAAACTTGGTGCCGAAAGTGTTGTAACTACTGCTTGAGCGTTTGACTCTTGGAAAATTACAGTTTCGCCTTCTTTGAAAGAAATATTATTTTTGTATATAAATGATATTTGTGAATCTGTAAGTCTTTCTGCATAAATTGCAACAGATCCACTTGTCTGACCAACTAAAAGTTCACCAACAACAAGTCCTAAGGTTGTTGTTGATGATGTTGTAATAGAAGATAGTATCGCTGTAGGTGCAGATGGGTTGGAAGTATCTGCAGACTCATAAATTCCATGAATTTCGATAACATCTGGAACGTTAAGAGAAATTATTTCGTCTTGAACTCTGGTTCCAAATGGGTAATTTCCAAAAGTCAATCCATCGTTGAGAGTTGTTGCTCCAATTCCAGATCCTTCATATTTTGATTTATTAATTACTATTGAATTTACTCTATTTTTGATTTTTGATTTTGATGTTGGATTTATTTTTCTTAATGTTGCTATGAGAGTAGCACCAGTATCATTAGATCCAAGATTTAAAATCTGTAACTGGCTGCTTCCAACTAAGAATGACATTCTGTCGGAAGTTAAAAGTTCAGTAGCACCATCAGATCTAATCAAAGTATATCTTTCATCATCAAATGGTAAGAAAGTCTCATTAGCTCCTGCAACAACAGGTGTTGAAAGTTGTCCAGATGAAATATTAACAGTAAATGTTTTTCTAATGGTCAAAGAAGCATCTGTTAAATTAACTGAAGCAATATTATTCTTTGGAAGTTTTGTATATAAAGTATTATCTGAGGATGACTTGAGCTTTGTAGATAATACCTTAAAGTCTGTTGCGTTATAAGATGCAGTTGGAAGCGTGCCATTTGCAACTCCAGCAACATTTGCAACTGACTCAATTGTTATTGTAGAAGATCCTACACTGACAACTTTTGCAAGAATTGGATCTTGAGAAGTTGAAAGATCGCTATATTGAACTACACTACCAATCTTAGCAAAAGATCCTGGGAATAATGGATTGGCGCTTGTTACTGTGCTTACACCACCAGATTTTGCTGTTATTGATGCAATTCCAACATTAAAAGATGTAGATTGAATTACATCTGCACTAAAAGTGTTAACTCCAACAACACCATTATTTGTTCCAAAAACCGATTTAACATCAGAAATACTGTAGGAAGTAATTGCCGTAGCGATTCTTCCATTTCCAATTCCATCAAAAATAAGTGACTCATTTAAAACAAAATTTCCCTCAGTTTCGTAGAGTGTCAATACTGAACCATTGGATACTGATGAAACTAAGAAAGCTGAAGCACCACTATTAGCACCCTTAACAAAGGTGGGAACGGCAAGAGTTATTGGTGCGTTAAGAGTTATATTTGTGTATGTTTGTACATCAAATAAAGAAATATCCCACTGATTTAAGTTTGAATTTGTAGTGCTATATGAGCCAGATTCAAGTCTAGAATCATAAACTCTAGCTACTCCAATTTCTGTACCAGGTACTGTAGTTGAAGTTACCCCAATTCTACTATCTCTTAAACTTAAAACATAAGTATTTCCAATACCAATTGTTGGAGCACCATATACTCGGTTTAAGGTTATTGTTGGTCCTGTATTATAAATTATTTCCTGGTCTTCAATAGTTTTTGTAGTTCTTGACTTTTCTGCGTCAATAAATGTTGGTTCTATAAGTTCTACATCATATCCACGAACGAACGCTCTGCCCGGAGAAATTTTATAGACTCCTAAATTATCCGATGGAGTAGACCCGCCATAAGTAAATTGGCCTGGTTGGAATAATCCTCTACTTCCAACTCTATCATCTAAAGAATTTAAGAAACTAACATCAAATGGTTTTACATAATAATCACCAGACTCTGCATAAGTTCTCTTTGCAAGAGTATCTCTAATATCTAGGTATCCTGGTCCGCCTCCAAGATCACCACGATCAACCTTTGACTTAATTTTTCCATTAACTATTGTAGAAAGTTCTACAAAATTATCATCATCAAAATCAGTGAGTGATTTTTTAAATAGTCTTACTGAAATTTTTAATCTATCTGCTCCAGGTGCAGAATAATTGTTAAACCCTTGAGAATTATCGTTGAGAGTTTCATCGAGATCTGCCGTTATAATTTCTTCCGTTACTGATAGACCAACTCTATAATTTGGATTCGTTCCATATTGATCCAGTAAAAGAGTTTCTTTATTGACATTGACAAAATTTCCGCGAATAAAATAAACACCATTATCAATTTGAAATGCTGACCCAGTTGCAGAGGCTCCAGAGGCAACCGTCAATGCAAAGGGACTACCTGCAGAAATAGCAGTGTTGCCGAGAAGTCCAGATTGTATTGTTTGATTACAAATTAATTCTTCTCCATCGGAGAAGATCTGAGTTGAATTATTCTGAGTACTTGAATTTAAGTAATTAATGTAAAGAGTTAGATTTCCTCTTTCCGAGTCTTGTGGTAAAAGAACTTTATCTACGTATGCACTTACTCCAGAAGTTTGTCCTGTAATTTTTGATCCTATAAGTTGATCAGCATATGCTGAAACAGGAACTCCAAGATAAGTATTGCTTAATTGGACGCAGTAATATAGTTGAGTATATCCTATATTTCCCGGAATTACTTTAGCACCTTCTTTAAAAAAGTGCTGACCAAATCTTTCGATTTGATTCTGAAGTATTGATTGTAGTCCCGTTAATTCCCTGGCTTGTACGGGATAACCAGGTTTAAAAAGAACTCTATGATAGTCATTAGCTGGATCAAAGTCATCAAAATATGGTGCTACGTTGAGATTCGTTTTCTGTGGCATAATTCTTTAGAACTGCAAAATGACTTTAATGTCTTCTTTTTGATTAGATGACCTGGTTATCGCTGGTCTATTGTCAATATAAATTATGTTTCCAGCGTGCTTATTCACTTCAGGATTAGCAACACCATTAGTGAAGGTCTGACCAAGATAATATGTTCTATTATTTATTACGGTAGAGACACCCGTAAAGGAAGTACTGATTGATAAATTGACAGATCCGCCAGTGATTGATAAACTACCACCTGTTGAAGGTGATGCAGTGAATTCAGTCAAATTGAATCCATAAGTTGGATTTGTTTGTGCTGTACCAACTGTGTTAAATCCAGAAACTGATCTATCTTGCCAATATTTTAAAACGCCAGTAGTTTGATCATAATTAACAACTCTTCCTACTGCAGTTACTCCGGTGGAAACGGTTTGAGTGATATATGCATCAGCAGTAAATGACGCACTACTATATCCAGTACCAGTTAATCTTAATGCAGAAACTGCACTGACTTTATCGGTGGTTAAAACTGAATTAGATCCAAATTGTCTTGGATTTTGCACAATTCCTATTCTTGCAATTTGATTACCAGTTATAAAGTCTGGGTTTTCATTATCATTTTCTATTCTAGAGTACATTAAAACATTAAACGCACCAAGTTCTCTGTAAATATCTGCACCATGACCGCCTTGAGGACTCATTATTACATCAAACGTTGGTCTTGTGCTACCAGTTGGAATCCCACCAGCAACTAGATCTAGATTGCCGTAAGTATATCCAGAACCCTGATTTGAAACTACAACACTATCAACTTTCTGATCTGCACCAATAACAATGGTACACTCAGCGTTACTTCCATCTCCTTTAATAGGGACTCTTGTATATGTCGTATTTGCAGTTCCAATACCAGCACCTCTATTTGTTATGGTAACAATCTTAATCGACCCATCAACTGCATTATCTCTTACTGCAGCGTTATCTGTGCCGGTTGCCCAGTCTGAAGGGACTGGCATATAATCAGATGTTTCAAATTTTACAACTTCACTTGGTTTAATTGTATAAAGATATTTCCATATGTATCCATCACCACTGGTTCCTGCTGTTCTTGGTTCTAAATCAGTAAAGGTTGGTTCATCGAGAGACGGTCTACCGTTAGGATTGTCTGGATCAGTTCCATTCTGAAGACAAATGTAAACTCTATAATCACTGTTTAAAACAAAGTATGATGCAGAGTATAAATTTGTAGCTCCAGAAACTCTAGCCGTATTAGATCTACTGTAATCATGCCTATACATGTCGTAGGTAGTTCCAGAAGACCATAATCTCTTTGGAACTACTTGCCTTACATCTGAAGAATTAATCTTCTTCATTGCAATCATAGTATCCCAATAATCATTCTCTTGACTAAAGTTATCTTTTGGTGACGGAGGAGTTGTATTCCAATCGGATTGATAATCAGTTGGATTTGGTAATCCTATGAAAGAATAATATGCATTTATACCCACGTCAGAAACAAAGTTTTTTGCATTTAATATTCTAATTTGATCAGTTATAATTGCTGCCATTTGACGGAGTTTTTTATTTATTTATTAGTTATTAGTTGAGATAGTTTTTAAATCTCAGTGGTTCAAATCTTTTTACTATCATAGAAGTAGTTATACCACTGACTCCATTTGATGTGTATGCACTATAAGAGTTGATTCCAGTTCTATCAGAAATCAAAATTTTACCCCAACTGTATTCACCAAAATATCCTGATGTAGATACTCCACTGTAAACAAAATTGTCAGTTACCCTTACAAAAACTCTCTTAACTATTGATGTACCAATTCCAACACCACCAGAAGCGATTCCTGTAGGTGCAAGTATGGTCTCGTGGTTATTGACATAGTAAACATTATCTACGAAAGATGTACCAATTCCAACAATAGATCCTGATGAAGACAGTGAAGTTACTGCAGATCCAATGTTAGTGTTTGAAACAACGAAATAATCACCTGTGGATATTCCACTGATAGTAACTGACATTCCTACAACGCTAGAATCTCTCATGTAAGAGTTCAGTGGAATGTATAGATCAAAAATCAATTGTGGTTGTGAACTAATCGTAGTAGTTCCAAATCCAACAATAACTCCAAAATCTCCACTGTATGAAACAACAGTGTTCTCTTCATCAACTAATGTTGGGGGAGAGACAAGAACCACTGGTGGATTAGTAGTTGTATAACCAGTTCCAGGATTTACTATGTCAACTTGAGAAACAGTTCCACCTACACTTATTACTGCAGTTGCAGTTGCTGTAGTTCCAAGACCAACTGATTGCAAAGTGCCACCAATTGAAACAGAAGGTGTAGTTGAATATCCTAATCCACCAGTAGAAATTGTAACAAAGGAAATTGTTCCAGCAGCAGAAACAATTGCCGTTGCTGCAGCAGAAATTTTTTCATCTTGTGAAATAAATTTAACTTTATTTTGGAAAGTCAAAGATATATCATTTTCATTTTGTGGATTAAAAAATGGTCTTACACTGTTGACGTATATTTCTGTTGATCCGACGCCAACAGAATTGATAATATATGCAAATGGATTAATTACAGACTCATAAAGTTCTCTATCCTTACCAATTTCTTTTTCATTAATAATTTTATCTTCAGTTTGTCTGCACCAAACTACAGGTCTAAGTAACGATTCATTTTCAGTATTTCCCGGTCCAAAGTATGGTATTGTTGAAGCAATATCGGTTGAATCAACACTTGTAACAGTTCTGGGATCTTCTTGAAGAACTGAAGTTTGTCCGGAGTCACTATCGTAACCGATGGTTAGTTCATCTCCAACTTTAACTGTTTCAATAATATTTCTGAATATAACATCAGTATCTCCACTTCCCTTATAGAAGATAATTTTACACTTATCACCAACTTTCGGCGCTTCACTAAATGTTATGATGCTTCCTCCAGTAAATGTGTATCCCTTTCCAGGAACTTGGAGAATATCATTAACAAATATTAGCAGAACATCTTGAACATTAATCTTGGATCCTCTAGAAGATCTAATCGAAACTAAATTACCAGATACTCTCAGAGGGAACGTAGTTGTCGATCCATCAAACAGATTTTCAATATTATCCAAAACTTGAAGTTCTCCTATTGACCATCCAGTGAATTCATCAGTAAATGTATTTTGAACAGTAACTTTAAATTCTAAAAATGGTTTTGATGGATCTGTAGGAATTCCAGTTGATCCTCCAACAGGAACTGTTAAAATTTCTCCAATACCATATGCTCTGCCAGTATTCTGAATTTCAAAGTCAATAACACTGGATCCTTGACCAACAACAATACTAATAGATGCACCAGTACCAAATCCAGATAAAGATGAAGAACTATATTCTAGAGGAATATTATCATATGAAAGTGGAGTATCGAAAATAACAATTGGTGGGTTGGATGAAGTGTATCCAACACCAGGATTTGTTACAGCAACACTTACAATGTTGCCATTGCTTATTGTTGCTGTGCCAATAAACTCTAAGTTTGGTATTCCAGTACTACTTGTCTGAACAGCAACTCTTACGTTCGTTTGAACACCAACTCTGTATCCAGATCCACTATTACCAATACTGATGGATGAAATTGTTCCAAGACCAGAAACAATAGCAGTTCCTCCTGCAGCAACCAATGGTTGATATCCAAATCCCTCTGTTGATCCAACAGAAATGATTACACCACCTAAAGGTAGATTTGTAGTGTTTGGGTCAGAAGCAGTTGATGTTGCAGTTCCTGTAAATGTTATTGAAGTAATACCGGTATTTTCTGTAAGATTGTAGTCATAAGAAATACCTGGACCTTGAAAAACATCATTAATCAAAATGATTGCATTTTCAGTTGAAATACCAGAAACATTTAATCCATTTGACTTCAAAGTGAAATCTCTTCTGTCACCATCAAATCTTTCAGATATATCATCAAAAATATAATTTTTATAGTACGTATCATTTGCGGTATTTACTACTCCAGAACGAAGAAAAGTTCTTCCTTGAAAACTTGAACTAGTTGATATACCTGTCCAGTCTCTTTCATCTGGCGAATTTGTACTTGTTCCAAGAGGAGTATTTCCATATGGAGCTTCTACAAAATTCAGGGTGTTGTCTACAATATTATAATTACCAATTACCTTAGTGACTAGAGTTCCTGTAGAATATCCAGCAAGAGGTGTTCCCAACCAGTTTCTACGAACTCTGACGTAATTGGTACTTCCAATTCCAACTCCTTCAACTTTTACAATTTCATTTCCAATTTTAAGCAAATCAGACCCAAAAATAGAGTTGATTCCTGTTAATTTAATTATGTCATCGGTTGTGAAAAGATGATCTGCAAGATTAGTAGTAACTGCTGTAGATACGACAGGAGATTGAATAATATTATCTAAAGCGATCAGAACTTTAGCATTTTGATTTGTAGCAATAAATCTGTGAGATGTACCTATTCCTACACTAGTAAGATCTAAAGTATCTGGAACAACTTTCAGTGCGTTTTCTGCAGTAGATGCAAGTTTAATACTATCATCATTAACCTTGACAACGAATACATTTTCTGGAAGTCTATCAGTGTTTCCAATACCAGTAAATGTAGTTGTACCAATTCCAATAGACATTGTTGATCCAGCTCCTGGATTAACATATCTAACGCTTTCCCCACTTACAAAGAAGTGGTTTGGAATTCTAATTGTGTCGTTAGAAACATTAACAATTGAAGATGCTCCACCAACAAACTCTCTAGCAAATATTGGATCATTTCTATGAGTTAATTCAAAAGATCTCTTAATTGATCTATCAGTTCCTTCATAGAAACCAAATCCAGTTCTTATCGTTGCATTATTAAAACTAATTTCATCTCTAGTATCATCTTGTATTCTTAATGCGTTCATGTAAACTTTTACAGAAGCATTAATATTTGCTACAGGAGTAAAGAGAAGTTCAACTGTTCCTATGCCAGAAGACGCTCCAATGAGTCTGGATCCAATTGTCCCGAGACCAGATAAGGTTTCAATGATTCCAAATTCACTATCATAAGTATCTCCAGTTCCAGAAGAGGCAATATAATCATCTACAACAAATACTTCTGACATTTGATATCTTCCATTTGTTGTATCAGAAACTTGAACAACAAAATATGCTGCATCATAATCATCATTATAACTACCAATTGTATGAATACCTGGTGCGACTGAAGAAGCAATTGATGTGGTTCTACCCTCAAGTTTTGCATGTTTGAGATCAACAGTTCCTATTCCACTTATACCTTCACTACTGATTGCAACCTGAATAGTATTGATTGTTACAGCAACCCCCACATTTGGTATAAAATCAACTAATAAGTTAGATCCAGAGATATATGGATAATATGTTCCAAAGCCAGATATTCCAAAGAATCCTGGGTTTGTTGTTATTTGACCATAGTCAGTAAAGTAAACATCTGTTCCATCATGAATTATGTTCAATTCATCAAATTCATATTCATTTCCAGTTCCAGTAATTTCAATAAGAGCTTTTACTGATCTGTATGTGGATCCAATAGAAATAATTGTGGTTGATGCCACTCCAATCGCTTGATTGCTAGACGTTTGAATATCAACTACACCACCAATACTTGTTGTACCAACTCCAAGAAGATTATCATCTAAGTTATATGATATGATAGCAAGTTGATAATCATTTACAGTAAATCTTGTTGGATAGAAAAGTAATTGTCCATCAGATCCGGAAATTGTGAAATCAAAAGATCCTAGATCGTATACAGTTTCAGTTCTTCCATATTGATTAATATACGCAAATGTTCCATCATGAACAAGAGTAACTGCCATCAACTGCCTCTGAGCAGTAAAACGAATGTCTCTGATATATGCGAAATATTTCTGTGCTCTTACATTTGATAGATTAAACGTATTTACAATGCTAAATGCAGTAGATCTTGGGTTACTGTTAAATTGACTACCCAAATCATCAATTGACAAAACTCTGTTTCCAAAAGATTCAAAATAATCAGTCAAAATTCTACTTGAGAAAATGACTTCATCTGATATAATTGTTGATCCTTGATTTAAAGAGTTTTCTGTAACCAGATCAAAGTCGTAAACACAGTTTAAGTTGCCAACAGAAGTTAAATCTCCAATAACTTCAAAAGAAGTTAGATCTGTTGTAACTCCAACTGTCAATGAGTTTCTGTTTGAATCTGGCAAAGAAGATTCCATCTGATAGTCAGAGAACTTCACAAATCCTGCAGAGTGATTTAATGCACTAACCACATCATTCCAAGTATCAAATGAAACTCTGGATTTGATGGAATATGAGAAATTTTGATAGTAAAAACTATCTTGAACTCTCTGTGCGTTATCATTTAAGAATCCTGAATTAGAATTCCATCCAGATATTACTTTAGAAGAAGGATCTAAGATAAAGTCTGAGTCAAAAGAAGTAATCGACGACGCAATACCTTCAGTTAAAGATGATTCCCCAATAATTTTTTCATTTGCCTTAAATTCTTGACTTGAAGAAATCTTTAAAATACCAGTATTATTGTTCCAATTTTCAACGATTCCAGTAGAAGAATTTGAATTTACAACCTCTCCTTGAATAAAGTTATTTGGTTGAAGTTCAATATTAAATGTTGGGAAGTATTTTTCTGGAATAATTCTTCCTGAAGAGTTATTAGCATCAAATGTACCTGGATATTCTCCAGAGTTAATGTAATCTGTCAAATTATAAGTAACAGATCCAATTCCACCAAGATTCTGATCTACTGCAGTTATTGTAAAGAGTTGATAATCATATGCAGATGAATTATATCCCTTGGCAGTTGAGCCAACACCCACACTCACATTCTCAATCAAAACTTTATCATTGACGTTGAATGGGAAGGATCCAATTGTGCTGAATCCCACCGATAGAATTACGGTTACATCATTGGTTGTAGTGTTGAATCCTACTGAACTTATTCCAACACCATTTGAATTTTGAATTGGTAACAATGTTGGTTTGGTGTTACTAATTCCAAAAGTGTTCTTTAAAATTTCAACCCTAGAGTTTCCTAACTGATATTTTAAGTCAATATCATTTATTAATTTATTAGTCTTGCCATCAAAAACTAGAAGTTTTGGTGCAGATGTATATCCTCTACCAAATGAAGAAACTCCAACAGATCTTAAAGATGTTAATGACTCTATCTTTACAATTTGTGGTAAAGAAGTGCTTGGTCTTAAAGTTTTATCTGCTGGGAAGTCAAAACCAATGTCATTAATTTTTATTCTGGAGATTTTTCCAATGCTAGTGCTTGATGCTTCTAAAATAGATCCTGAACCAATTCCAGTTGCAATTGAAGATATTCCTGGAACAAAATAGTAGTTTGTACCCCTATCCTTAATTTCAATATTTGTTATTGATCCATATGCATCAACAGAATCAGTTTCGTAAGACAACGCTGCATTTGAAGTTGTATATGATGATATTTCTGGAGTTTGTGGTAAAGAAAACGTAAATGTGCCAGTAGATGCAATAGATATGAGTTGCTTTCCGTTGTAAATACTATCTCTAAAGTTGATTTGATTGTTTGATAATACTGTACCATCAACGTTTATTTCTGACTTTTCTATTGGTAGAGCACTTTCTTGTATTGGATCTAATTTATAGTAAAGTTTTGTTGGAATTTGATTATTAATTAATAAAGTAATCTTTGCATCACTATCAATACCAACTCTACCAGATCTTTGAACGTTGAAAGTTTTTCCCAGTTCATCTTTGTAGAAAGGTTTCGTATAATTTTCATCTACATAAAAATTAAATTCAAAAGCAGAATATTGAGTTGCTTGATTGATGTATGAAAGTGATGAATCAGATAAATCAAAGATTAATGACGAATTTCCATATATTGTAATCTGTGGATTGATTAGAGATATGGTTCCACTAGATGTGCTTGCGATTCCTACAATAGATGGTTTTGAACTAATAGAATCATAATAAGTATCTGATAATTTGAAGGTGTCAGAATCAACTTTTACAATATAATATGTCGCATTATCTTGCAACCCTTGTGCAGGATTTGTAGATGTGTGAATTACTTTATTTCCACTCTCATATCCATGATTTACTATTGTAATGGAATCTGATAAAGTGTTAATTCCAGAGGAAGTGAAAGATTTTGGATTGACTAATAATTTTCTATTATAATCATTATAAGCAATCACATAAGTTGTTGATATAGATGGACTTACCTCAACATACACGTTATTTCCAGATTGCAATCCATGAGTCTGTGCTGTAGAAACTGTTACAAGATTTCTCGTGATAGTTCCTGTTATTACTTGATAATTTGTTGTAAAACTGTGATATTCTCCCGTACCTATTCCAGTAAATGCCATCAATGTGGCGCTTGAAACAGTTGATGCAATACCAACAAAGGTTCCTGTTGTTCCTAAACCAACTCTTACTGTAGATAATCCAATTAAATCATTTGAAATTTTTGCGACAAATACTGCTTGTTGATCTGATAACGTAGTGCCAATACCTACACCGTTCTCTAATACTACAAGACCACTTCCATTATTTGG